ACTTTACCCCCCTAGAAGACTTGACTGCCCCCCAAACATTGGGCGCGCAAAAACAAACAGTAGACTGGTTAAACCAATTCTCCTCCGAAGAGGAAGAAGCCCAGATCCTATCTAATGCCCAAGAACAACAAGTAGCCAACGCATTTGCTGCTTTAACAGCTGGCTCCCCTGACGCAAAAAACCAATTACTGAACTTACAAGTCCCTGAAGAAATCACAAACGCCGTGGCTATGGTCACTGGATACCAGTGGGAGTTTGTAAAACAGGCGAATGAGTTGCGTTCGATGAGCGTGGCAAAGATCGTCAAAGAAACCGACCACCCTGATGCCCGGATACGTCTAAAAGCGTTGGAGTTGCTAGGAAAAGTCACGGAAGTAGCCTTGTTTACCGAACGCGTAGAAGTAAACCAAAAAGAAATAAGCAATGAGGAACTCGAAAAGCGCATCAGAGAGAAACTATCCAAGTACATGGGTAAAGCAGACGTCATTGACGTAGAAGATATCGTCGAAACTAAGGTTGTTGCAGAAAAGCAACGGTATAAAGACGAATGAATCTAGACTTTCTAACTCCACAAGAGGCTCTCGCCGCGCAATTAGCGCTAAAAGACATGAGTTTGGAAGAGAAGGCGCTCTTTTTAGCGGATTTAGAAGAGCAAGAGCACCGCACGCACTTAAATCAGGCACAAAATAAGCCACTGGAGTTCGCGAAAGCAGTATACCCAGGCTTTAAGATAGGGCCCCAGCACCGCAAACTAGCTAAAATCTTCCAGGATGTTGTGGAGGGGCGAAAAAAGCGCATTATTATTAATATTGCACCACGTATGGGAAAATCAGAGTTCTCATCCTACTTGTTTCCTGCATACTTTCTAGGCCAGTACCCCGAAAAGAAAATCATTATGGCCACGCATACCGCGGGGCTCTCGGAAGACTTTGGACGGAGAGTGAGGAACTTAATTGATTCGGATGAATACAGAGCAGTCTTCCCAAACACGGTCGTTGCCGACGACCAAAAAGCTGCGGGTAAGTGGAGCACATCTGCTGGGGGGCAGTATTATGCTGCTGGTGTCGGGGGTGCCTTGGCAGGACGAGGCGCTGACTTGTTTGTTATTGATGACCCTCATTCTGAACAGGACATGAAAGCGAATTCAAGGCTAGCGTTTGATAACGCCTGGTCTTGGTTCCAAACTGGCCCACTACAACGTTTAATGCCGGGGGGTGCGATCATAGTAATTATGACTCGCTGGTCTTTGCTCGATTTAACTGGGCGGATAATTGACTACAATATAAAAAACCCGCACACGACCCCTTGGGAGATTGTAGAACTGCCCGCTATCCTTAACGAAGATACAGACGCAGAAAAATCCCTTTGGCCAGAACAATGGCCCCTCGAAACACTGAAAGCTACAAAGGCAGTACTAGATCCTCGTTATTGGAATGCCCAGTATATGCAGAACCCGACTAGCGATATGAGCGCTGTTGTTGGAAGAAAAGACTGGATGATATGGGAAAAAGATGACCCGCCTACTGTAGAGTATATTATTCAAAGCTGGGATACGGCGTTTGAAACTAAGACAACATCTGACTACTCCGCATGTACAACGTGGGGGGTTTGGTATAACGAGGAGGATGGGAACTCACCCAATTTAATCTTACTCGACGCCTTTAAAGACCGAATGGCATTTCCAGAACTAAAACAAGTAGCGCTAAAGCACTACAAGGAATGGAAGCCCGATGCGTTTATTGTGGAGAAAAAAGCTTCAGGTGCCCCGTTGATCCAGGAACTTAGGATGATGGGGATACCAGTACAGGAGACCAACCCTTCCCGTGGAAATGATAAGATGGTTCGCTTGAATGCCGTAGCTGATCTTTTTACTAGCGGGAAGGTTTGGGCGCCCGATAGGCGGTGGGCCCGGGATGTAATAGAAGAATTGGCATCGTTCCCAGTTGGCGAGCATGATGACTTTGTGGATACGACAACCCAAGCGCTATTGCGCTACCGTCAAGGTGGATTCATTAGTTTGGACACCGACGAGAAAGATGATTTGCAGTACAAATACAGACGGAAGGCGGCGTACTACTAATGTTTAAATTCATAAAGCGGTGGTGGAAAGTTAAAAAAATGTCCCGCGCTATCTGGCGTCAGGTTAAAATCGAGCAACAACGCGGTTTAGAACCCGTGGAATATACCACGGAAGGTATTAATGAATGGTTGGAAAAAAATGAATTTCGCTTGACTCGCGAAAGATTAGAAACACACTGTATCAGCAAAATTAATAAAACTGATGCACGAGACATATACAGGGAAATAAAATGCCAGTAGATAAAGGTTTATACCAAGCGCCGAAAGGCCTAGAGCAGCTGACTCAGAACGAGCCAGACATTGAAATTGAAATTGAAGACCCAGAAGCAGTTCATATTGCTGGCGATGGCTTTGAGCTTGATATTGAAAAAATGGACGAAGTTGATGGTAGCGAGGAGTTCAACCAAAACTTAGCCGAAGAACTTGATGCTGGCGCACTTGAGACAATTGCTGGTGATCTAGCTTCTGACATTGAAAACGACTTAGCTTCCCGCAAAGACTGGGAACAGATGTACAAAGACGGTATTACGCTGCTTGGTTTGAAGTTTGAAGAGCGCGTAGAACCTTGGGATGGTGCTTGTGGTGTATTCCACCCTATGATTACAGAAGCTGTAGTACGTTTCCAATCAGAAACAATTATGGAGACTTTCCCTGCTAAGGGCCCAGTCCGTACTCAGATTATTGGTAAAGAGACCCGCGAAAAGATGGAAGCGGCGCAGCGTGTCGAAGCTGACATGAATTACCAGCTTACAGAAAAGATGCCTGAGTTCAGGAATGAGCACGAGCGTATGCTGTGGAATCTGCCATCCGCTGGTTCTGCGTTTAAGAAGGTGTACTTTGATCCGTCTATTGATCGCCAGGTTTCGATGTTTATTCCAGCAGAAGATATTATTCTGCCTTATGGGGCTAGCGAAATTGCTTCTTGCCACCGCGTTACACACCGTATGCGCAAGACTAAACAAGATTTGATCAAACTCCAGCGCGCTAATTTTTATACTGATGTTGAACTTGGGGAACCACAAAAGTTCCGTACTGAGATTCAAGAAAAGAAAGATAAAGAAACTGGCTTTACTGCTAGTTATGACGATCGTTTTGAACTGTACGAAGTACATGCTGATTTAGACTTACCTGGATTTGAAGATAAGGATGATAATGGTGAAGAAACAGGAATTGCTCTGCCGTATGTGGTTACAATGGTACGCGGCACGAATCAGGTTTTGGCGGTTCGTAGAAACTGGAAAGAAGAAGATCCACTGCGTCTTAAACGCCAGCACTTTGTCCACTACCAATATATTCCTGGTTATGGTGCTTATGGTTTCGGCCTTTTCCATCTTGTTGGGGGTTTTGCTAAATCAGCCACTTCCATCTTGCGACAGCTTGTCGATGCCGGAACCTTATCGAATCTGCCGGGTGGTTTAAAATCCCGTGGTCTTCGTATTAAAGGTGACGATACCCCTATTGCTCCAGGTGAATTCCGTGATGTAGACGTTGGTTCAGGAACTATTCGCGACAATATTTTACCGCTTCCATACAAAGAGCCATCCGCAGTTCTAGCGGGTTTAATGGACAAAATCATTGAAGAAGGCCGCCGCTTTGCGGCTACTTCTGATATGCAAGTATCTGACATGTCTGCCAACGCCCCTGTTGGAACTACCCTAGCAATACTTGAAAGAACCCTTAAGGTTATGTCGGCTGTTCAGGCGCGTGTACACTACGCATTGCGTCAAGAATTAAAACTAATTGCTGGCATAATTCGGGATTACACAGATGATGACTATACATATGAGCCAGAACATGGCGACATGCAGGTTAAAAAGTCTGACTACAAACACGTAGATATTCTTCCTGTATCTGATCCTAATGCAGCAACTCTATCTCAGCGTGTTGTTCAATACCAAGCAGTTATTCAATTAGCCCAATCAGCACCACAGATTTACAACTTACCAGAACTTCATCGCCAGATGCTAGATGTGCTTGGTATTAAGAACGCTGATAAGCTGGTTCCACTTGATGACGACCAAAAGCCGAAAGATCCAGTAACAGAAAACATGGCTGCTCTGAAAGGCAAACCAATGAAAGCGTTTATGTTCCAGGATCACCAGGCGCATATTCAGGTACACCAGATGGCTATGCAAGACCCAATTGTTCAACAGCTTATTGGGCAAAACCCACAAGCACAAGCAATTATGGGCGCAATGCAGGCTCATATCGCAGAACACGTTGGCTACGCCTACCGTCAGAAAATCGAAGATGCTATGGGTGCGTCACTCCCATCACCAGAGGACAACTTATCGCCAGATTTGGAAGTTCAACTTTCTCGTTTGGTAGCACAAGCAGCCCCACAAGTACTGGCCCAGTCCCAAGCTATGGCAGCGCAGCAACAAGCCCAACAGAACGCTAAAGACCCGGTAATGCAAGCTGAGTTGATTGATCAGCAAGTTAAACAAGGCGAATTGGAGCGTAAGAAGGCTAAAGACCAAACCGATGCCCAGTTTAAAGCCAAAGAACTCGCACTTAAAGAGCAGGAGCTTCAGTCTAAGAAAGTACAGGCTGGAGTATCTACCGCTGTAGACTTTATTAACCAGCAACAGCAGCATCAATCCGTTAAACGCCAGACATTGACTAGCGGGGCCTTGCAGTTAGCCCAACTAGCTCAACAAGATAAAGAGCATAGGCTTAATACAGAAGTAACCCTAAACCAACAGCAACAAAAACCTAAGGAGAGTAAACCCAAATGATGGACCTACTAACGGCTGATTTCATAGCCGCAATGCGTGATAAGTTGCGCACAGATATGAATAACTACACTGACGATTTGGCAAACGGACAGTGCACAAGTTTTGAGCAGTACAAAGAGCTCTGCGGTGTGATTCGAGGCCTAGCATTTGCAGAGCGCCATTTATTTGACCTCGCTGACAACATGAAGGAAGACAACGATGAGTGAAACCATCGCTTTGCCCCCACAAGGGCTTGTATTACCGGATGGCACTATGCATTCGCTTGAAGCAGTAGACGTAGAAGTAACAGAGGTACCTGAAGAGCCAACACCCGAAGAAATCCAGGTGCAAATGGCCCGCCAGCTACCTGAACCACGTGGTTGGAGACTCCTGTGTTCGCTGGTTACAGCCACAGACCAATACGATAGCGGCATTGTTAAGGCTGATGAAACTAAGAAGATTGAGGAGCTAACTTCCCCAGTTTTATTTGTTTTGAAGCTAGGTGATCTAGCCTATAAAGATGAAGCTAAATTTCCAACAGGTGCTTGGTGTAAAGAAGGTGATTTTGTTATTACCCGCCCTTATACAGGTACTAGGATCATGATTTACGGAAAAGAGTTTCGTGTTATTTATGACGACCAAGTAGAAGCGGTTGTCGAGGACCCCCGCGGAATTACCCGCGCTTAAAGGAGCAATTATGGTTTACAAATTCCCAGACGAAGACGGAAGCTTTGATGAAAAGCCAGAAGTCGAGTTAGATGTAACTGCTGAAGGCGATGTTGTTGAGGCGGATATTGTTGTTGAAGACGATACTCCTGAACAAGATCGAAAGGCGCAGCCCCTAAACCGTGATGTAGAAGATCCCTCGGATGAAGA